CTCAACAACGCCGGTTTGTTTGGTGCCGGCGCTCAGGCCTTGTGGGGCATGTCTGCCGGCGCGAGTACCGCCAGCCTGTTCGGGGCCAACGCTGTCGGGATGATGGGCGGCGATGCCCTGGGCGCCCTTATCGCAGGTAATGGCGCATGGGCCGGTGTAAGTGCCGGTGCGGGCGCTGGGGCTGCCGGTGCGGCTGGCACGGGCGCAATGGGCATGCTGAGCGCGATCCCCGTCTGGGGTTGGGCGCTGGCTGCCGTTGCTGCCCTGGCGCTGGGTGGGGCGTTCTCTTCGCGTGGACCAAACCACTCAGGTGGCGTGGCCTCGACTGCGACCACAGACCGGGACGAGGCAGTCAAGCAAGTTCTGGGTACGGATGCCTGGGGCAACACGCTCGGCGACTTCACGAAGCGAGGGAGCAAGGAACTCGACAAGCAGCTTCAGGGCACGGTCAACGGCATGCTCGACATGTACAAAGCCCTGGCGAAGTTCGGCAACGGAACGATCAAAGATCTGGACATTGCGGCCGGATTCAGCGTCAACCCGAAGCACGGCGACGAAGGAGCCATGGGCTTCTTCCAGTTGATCGACAAATCGACGGGCGAGATCCTGAAGAAATACAAGGATCGAGACCTTGATACCGATCCTCAGAAAGCGTGGGCCAAGTTCGTCGGGGACATGGGTGGCGCGCTGATTGAGGAGGTCAAGAAGGGCGATATCCCCGGCTGGATGCGCGCGGAGCTGGATGCCGTCGGGGAGAACGTTACGGTCGAAGGTCTCAACCAGGCGCTGCTCAGGATCGCGGCCATCGATACGGCGTTCAAGGGCTGGGCCAATACGCTTGTGGGCTTCTCGGATCTCACGGCCAAGGCGCAAACCGAGTTGCTCAAGCTGAGCGGTGGCCTGGAGGTTCTGGCGGGCAACATCAATGCCTTCTACGCCGGCTTCTACTCGGAGCAGGAGCGCGCTGAGATCCTGCAGCGACAAGTGCGCGAGCAGCTCAAGGGCCTGCGCGTGGACATCGACCCCGCAGGCGGCGAGGCCGCGAAGAAGGCCTTCCGCAAGCTCATCGAAGACGCTCTCGCATCCGGCAACAACGAGTTGGCGGCCAAGCTCCTGGCCCTGGCGCAGCTGTTCGGTGTGGCGGCCGATGCGGCGCAGAAATCGGCCGAGGTGGCTGCTGACGCTGCCAAGAAGGCGGCGGACGAGGCTCAGGCTGCGGCCGAGGAGATGGCGCGCGTGCTCGCCGAGGAGCGGCAGAAGGCCAAGGACGCCGCGATGGCGAACTTCGAGGCGGCGGTGGCCCGCGAGCAGGAGTACTGGCAGCGGATCGTGACGGACTCGCAGGCAGCAGTGCAGGCGATATCCAGCATCCTGACACCGCTGAAGCAAAGCGCGAAGGAGCTGTTTGGCTCCATCGACGCTGCCCAGCAGATGCAAGCTGCCCAGGGCATGGTCTATATCGAGCAGGCCCTCGCTGGCGTGCGCGGTGGCGCCAAGCTATCCAGTTATGACGGTCTCACAGACGCGATCACAGCGGCGCGCGGCGGCATCACATCGGGCCGCTACGCCTCGCAGTTCGAGCGTGATCGTGACGCCCTTGTGCTGGCCAACCAGCTGTCGCAGATCGCCCGCTACGGCGACACCCAGCTCAGCGTCGAGGAAAGGCAGCTGAAGAACTCTCAGGAGCAGCTGCAGCGCCTGGACAAGACGCTGACCTACTGGCGCGACCTGCTGGACGACAGCAAGGCCCAGATCGATGCGACGCTTAGCGTGGAGGATGCCATCAGGGCGCTCCATGCGCTGATCCCTGGTTCCAAGCCAGGGGGCGGCACTGGCCAAAAGCCGGACGACGGCGGAGCGGTGTGGGGGGCTGGCGGTGGATCGGCGCCTGTCGATGCCAAGTACCACCAGGTGCGCGGCGGAGGCTCCAGCGGTGCCTGGTACGACCCGATCATCGACCCCGCGCTGATCGCGCGGCTCGATGGCTTGGCGCCGCTGTACCACTCGTTCGACGGCACCGGGAACCTCAAAGGGTTGCTGGAGGCTATCAAAAGCGCTGGCGGCACGCTGAGCGACCTGTCTGCGCTGTCTGGGTTCTTCTACAGCGACTGGGTGAAAGCGGCCGACAGCGTGGGCATCCCGGCTTTCGATGTGGGGGCGAACCGCATCCCGCAAGACATGTTGGCCGTGTTGCACCGTGACGAGGCCGTGGTGCCTGCCGCGTTCAACCCCTGGGCTGGTGGCAAAGGGATGGCGGGGCAGGGCAATGAGCGACTTGAGGCGCTGGTGGCGCAACTGGTATCCGATAACCGGGCTCAGGCGGGACAGATCGTGCGGCTGCAAGGCCAGATCGCGAAGCTGTTGCAGCGTTGGGACGGTGACGGGCTACCTGGACAACGGAAAGAGGAGGTGACCGCATGAACCAGCTGAGCGTCGTGAAGCCGCTCTTGGTAACTCCTGCAATGCTGGTGAGCACGGACGTGCCCGAGGCCGACTATTCAGAGTGGGCCACAGGCACGACCTATCCAAAGGGCGCGCGCGTCATCGTGGCCGCGCAGCACAAGGTCTACCAGAGCGCAGCTGACGCCAACACGGGCAACAACCCAACGATTCCAGTGGCAGAGCCCAAGTGGCTTGAAGTTGGCCCGACGAACCGCTGGAGGGTGTTTGACGCATCGAATTCCACCCAGACGGCGCAGGCCAACAAGATCACGTACCGCTTGCGGCCTGGCCAGTCCATTCCGGCCCTGGGTGTGCTCAACATCCGGGCCGGCGTGGAGATCAAGGTCACCGTGTTCGACGCCGGGGGAGTGCAGATCACGCAGCGCGTCATTCGCCTGGCGCGCTACCCAGTGTCGCCCTCTTGGTGGGTCTGGAACTTCGGCGAGAAGCGCGCGCCGACGCAGGCGCTGATCACCGATCTGCCCTCCTATCCGACTGGGGAGATCCTCATCGAGATCACCGGCACTGCTCAGTTGGCTGTGGGCGTGATCCTGCTCGGCACTGTCCGCCGCTTTGCCTTGGGCGTCAAAGCCGGCGCTCGCGTGGGCATCCAGGACTACTCGCGGAAAGAGCGCACGGAGTTTGGCGACACGGTGCTTGTGGAGCGCGCTTTCGCGAAGAGGGCGTCGCTGCAGCTGCTGCTCACGGCGTCCGAAGTTGACGCGCTCAACGACTTCATGGCCGAAGTGCGCGCAACAGCGTGCCTTTGGATCGGCTCCAGCCGCTACGAATCGACCACGGTCTATGGGTTCTACAAGAGCTTCGAGATCGCAATTACCTACTACGACTACTCCGACTGCGAGTTGGAGCTTGAGGGCCTGACATGACCGACATCATTGCGCCGCCGACCATCTCGGCATTCCCGCCCGCGCCGCAGCCGACGGACACGCCCACGGAGTTCGACGCCAAAGCATTTGCGAAGGTGAATGCGGACGTGGTTTTCGTGCCGCAGGCCAATGCGCTGGCGGCCAATGTCTACAACAACGCTACAGCGACGTTTGAGCGATCGGTGATCGCACAGGCAGCGGCCACCACTGCGACCACTCAGGCCGACGCCGCCATGGGCTATCGCAACCAGGCTGGCGCGTCCGCTTCAGCTGCGGCGGTGAGTGCCACGACTGCAGGAACGCATGCCAGTACTGCCGCCGCGGCCCTAGCGTCCATGCAGGTCATGTACCTGGGCAGCAAGGCCGTCAACTCGCACCCCACGACCGACAACATGGGTAACCCCCTGCAGGCCGGCGCCCTGTACACCAACACGGGCACGAATGCGGCGCTCAACAAGCGAGGCTGGTGGTGGGATGGAGCAGCGTGGCAACTGGCCTGGGGAGACATCACGGGCGTCTACATGCCGACCACGGGCGGCACGTTCACAGGGCACATCAATGTGCCGGCCGGAGCGACTGGCAGCCAAGCCCCCCGCGCGAGCGAGGTGACGTCACGGACCACTGCGAGTTTTGACCACAACACGCCCATGAGCGCGGCCCCGTATAACCAGTGGTCGTTTTTCACGTCAGGTGTTGCGGCGGGCTCTGATTGGCCCCCTGGACACAGCAGCACGAACGCGTGGAATGTCATCACATGCGGATTCGCGACGCGCGCCACGCAGTACGCGACCCAGGACATTGATATCGGCGCCGGACTGCAGGGCTGGACGTTCACGCGCAGTTTGCACGACACGACATGGTCTCCTTGGAGCCGGGTAATCACGGACACGAGCTTTATCGAGCGGGTCGTCACGGCAACAGCGTCTGGCGGCACGTATGCACCAGACCCCAAATCGGGCACGGTGCATCAAGTCACGGTCACAGCTGCATGCACGATCAGCCCAGTCGCACCACGCCTGGGCGATCAGCTCACTGTCAAGGTGCAGTTTAGCGGCGGGGCGTGGCCGCTGACCTTTACGGCATCCGTGAAGCCACCCACGGGCAGTGCGCCCACATACACGGCGGCCCAGATACTGACTCTGGTATTGGAGTGCTCGCGTGCGGGCATCTGGGACCTGAGTTACGGCCCGGTGCGTGCTGTATGACGGCCCGACGCATGCTGCTGACGACAGCTCGCACTACGCGCATCGTCATCTCTGCGACCGTGCGGTCCCCCGACATCCGCGCCCTGGCCCTGGCCGCTGGCTGGGACGGTGCCGGGCAGATCGAGTGCGTGATCAATGCTGGCGTTGATGTCGCAGCCTTGAGCATTACGACACTGCCGCACGACTTGCTGCACGTCATAAACAATGGCCGGATAGGGGGAGTCGTCAACGGCGGCACTGGTCTCTATACCCGCAGCCGCATGAGGCTCACAAATGCCGGAACGATTTTCGGAGGTGGCGGTCGCGGCGGCGAAGGAGGCCGCTCATGGGTCAAGTACAGGTTTGATGATGAGATTTTCTGGACCACGCCTGGACAGGGCGGTTCTGGCGCCGGCTTCTCTGCCTCTGGGCCTGTGGTCTTCGCTAATCAGCAGGGCGGCGACTACGGGTCATATTGGGAGTACAGCGGAGCGGTTGCCGGGGGAGAAACCGCCCCATGGGCGCGAGGCGGAACAGGTGGGACAGGCGGCGGCATTGGTGCCCAGGGTCTATCCGGCCAGGCGGCTACGTACGGAGGCTCATATCAAGACGTCGGCATTGGCGCCCCGTACCCCGGAGCGCCTGCCGGCTACTACGTTGACGGCAATTCATATGTCACCTGGCTCGCTACTGGCACTCGCCTTGGCGGCGTCACTTGAGGATCAAGAACATGTACATCCACATCGAAACGGCGGAGTACCCGCTATCGATCCTGGACATCCAGTCCCAGCACCCTAACACGATTTTCGGCACGCCATTTATCCCGCCTGAGGGCTATGCGCTCGTCGAGCCCACCGACACGCCGGCCTACGACGCTGACACGCAAAAGACCGTCGAAGGCGAGCCCATCGAGATCGAGGGCGTGTGGCGACAGCAGTGGGACATTGTGTCGTTGTCTTTCGAGGAGCTGCAAGCCGTGGCCGCAGCCAAGGCCAAAGCCGAGCAGGAAGCTCGGGACGCAGCGCGCGTGCGAGTCACCAAGCGCCAGGCTCTGCTCGCCTTGTACGACCTCAAGAGCATCCGCGAGGACGCCATCCTGGCGGCGATCAACTCCATCGAGGACGAGCATGCCCGTTACCGCACATTGGTGGACTGGCAGGGCGCCGCAACGATTGAGAACGACAGCCCGACTGTGTTGCTGCTAGCCGGCGCGCTCAACATCACGGCCGATCTGCCAACGCTGTTCGATTACGCCGCGGCCCTATAGGCCGAACCAACACCCAGCACCACCCGCTTCGGCGGGTTTTTTCATGCCCAACGAGGAGGGGCAATACATGAGCAATGAGAGCCGAGTGCAAGCAGCAATTGAGGCAGCGAAGGCCGCGCCGGCAGTCGCAGGCGCCGCGGCATCCACGCTGACGCTGAATGAGTGGGTGGCCATTGCCACTGGGATCTACATCGCCATCCAGGGCCTGTATCTACTGCGCAAATGGTGGCGCGAGGAGAGACAGAAGGGTGGATGGCTGGCAGATGCAGGCGAGACGGACATGGGGGCGCTATGAGCAACAAGGCAAAACTGATCGCCGCCATCGGCGCCGCCGCTGCGGCACTGGCTGTACCTCTGGTCGCCAAGTACGAGGGAACGGTGCAGGCCACGTACCGTGATCCCATCGGCTTCATCACCGCGTGCACTGGGCACACAGGCCCAGAGCTGGCTATGGGCCAGACGTTCACGCGCGAGCAGTGCGAAGACCTGCTCTACAAGGATCTGCTCAAGCACACGGCGGCGCTGGAGTGCGTGCGGCAGCCCATGACGGAAGGCCAGAAGGCCGCATTCCTGAGCTTCGCATTCAACGTGGGCAACGGCGCGTTTTGCTCCAGCACGCTGGCGCGCAAGGCCAATGCGGGCGACATGCCGGGCGCCTGTGCGGAACTGAGTCGCTGGACCTGGGCAGGGGGCAAGCAGCTGCCAGGGCTGGTCAACCGGCGCGCGGCTGAGCGGCAGTTGTGCGAAAGGGGTCTGTCATGAAATCTCTTCTGATCGCAGCCGCTGCGGCCCTGAGCGGCTGCACCATGGTCCCCGCTGGAACGGCAATGCAGGCCTGCCGCGTGATCGAGGCGGCCGCAGCTAAGGCTGAGATGGCGCCGGCCTGGTACATCAGCGCGGGGCAAGTGCTTGAG